GCTATTGGAAATGTAGATTTTTCAGCGAGTGGAGAAGAGCTTAAGAAGATTAAGCAATTTGTAAAAGTTGATAGATTTCAACATGCTGTTCCTTCAACGATTCCTATTGTAAATCAGAGAAATGCAAATACATTTAAGTCTCGTTCTAAAACTGCTCTTTCTAACTGGGGAACTATGAAGTTTGATAAAATCTTCTTTTCTGCTATGAGTGCTGATTGTACTAACATTGTAGCTTGTGGTCATCCAACAGATACTGATACTGCAAACATTGCAACAGCTGATGTGCTTACTACTACTGATGTTGAAGAAGCAAAAAGAAGAGCACTCCTTGGTGTAGATGCAGCAGGAAATGAAGTACCGCCACTTTTACCAGTGCGTACAACGCAAAATGAAAACTTAGGTTTTTATGAAGAGGTAGAGTATTTTGTAATGTTTGTTGGGACAAACTCAGCACGTCACATCAAAAATGATGCTAACTGGGAAGCAGCTCGTAGAGATGCACTTGAAAGAGGAAAAACAAATCCTATTTTTAATGGTGCTTTAGGCCTTTGGGATGGTGTTCTTTTGCTTGATGTAAAAACTGATACTACTCGTCAATCTGGAATTTTAACTTCTAAGAGCAAGTTTGTTGGTTTTGGAAATGTTAAAACTTCCGACTTAACACAGTATGCTGGTGCAGCTGGGCAAGAGACAGAGATAAATTTACTTGTTGGTGCTGGTGCTTGTAGTGTAGTAGTGGATCAAGGTGTAGCGTACTATGACTGGGATGATAAAAATGACCCTCGTAGAATGAACGCAGGGATTGACAGAGTGTTTGGACTTGCAAAGACAAAATACAGTGCAAGTGCTAATGATGGTATCTTAGAAGGTAGCATCTTTGATGGTAAAGACTACGGTGTTATTGCAGTCGTTGCATCAACTGGAAACTAGGAGATAGATTATGGCTATTACAGTTAAGAGAAAAGAGCGAGAGATTCGTGATAGTGGCTTCATCAGTTTTGATGTAGTTGCTGGTGATGTTGGAAAGACTTATGATTTTATGGGTATTCCTGAGGGGTTTAGAGTTGTTGATGTAAATGTTACTATTGATGAAGCATTTGCGAACACTGATAATAAGATATCTGTAGGTATTGAGGGTGATTTGGTTCGTTTTATGCCACAACAACAAGCGGATGCTATTGCTGGTTTTACTGGAAACAATCGCCAGCTTACTGCTACGCAGACAATGGCTATTTTGGTTGATGTTGTTGGTACAGCCAGTGCTACTGGTAAAGCAACCGTTACAGTGATGTACGCAAAACTTCCTGTTTCTAAACAAGAGTACTAGGAGGGGATGGTTATGGCAAAGGTGTATTATGAACCATACAAGGCTATTAAGTATGTCGGTACTAAGGCTAAGGTATTTAATACCTCCTTAGCTAGACCAAAACCAACTCTTAAAAAAGGCGATATAGTTGTCGTAGGTAAAGTAACTGCTTTTAATCTTGTTAACAAGGGTTTTGGCGATTTTGTTTATGAAGAGAAAATAGAATTTGTAAAAGCGGACAAAGAACTCTCTGAGAAACTTGCACATCTTGAAGAAGAGAATGCAAAGCTTACAGAAGAACTTGCTATTGCTCTTGAACTCATCTCGCAAGATGATGATGTAAAAGAAGACGCTGGAAAAGAAGATGAAAAGAGTTCACTCCAAAAAAGCAAAGCGTTAATTTTTGGAGACAGTGAGTAAATTATGAGAGCACACGACTTCATCATTCAAACTAGAGTAGAACTTCAAGAGAAGTCCCAACACTGGAGTGATGAAGAGTTGTTTGTAAAACTGCAAAGAAGTTATATTGCTTTGCAGTTTGCACTACCTTTTTTTATAAAAAAAGAGACTTTTGTTATACCAAAGGGTACGAGTGAATATTACCTGAGTAAAAAGCCTGAGCAGAATATAGGCTTTAGTATAGACGATGTGAACTATGCATACTCGGACATAGGTCATTTTTATGTTGATGCGAAAGATTATAGCTATACATTTGATAATGACAGACTATTGTTTACTCCTGCTGTGAGCAAAGATGCAGATAGTGTCGTGGTATATAGGTACCATGAAGAGATACAAACACTTAACTGTGAAGTGGCAGTTCCAAGCAGTTGGTACAAGGCATTACGACTTCTTTTAATGAGTGAGATATATGAAAAACCTACACGCAACACAAAAGAGCGAAATCTAAGCTCTCACTACTTAAAGTTGTATGAATATGAGTTACAAAACCTAAAACGCAACCAACAACTGCGACCAAAAAACATTACATCAAACTACCAAAGGATATAAAAATGGCATGGGATTCTAAAGATACTGCACTCGCACTTCAAGGCTTCGGGGCACTGGCAAATGCGTACGGTCAATATGATACTGGTAAAAAGCGTAATAAACTTCTACAAGACCAATTTAATTATGCAAAGAAACAAGATGCTTTAGTACTTGCAAAACAAAATAAAGCTCAAAGCAATTTAGATGATGCTTTTTCTTACTCTGACTTAAATCCGAACAAAAAGAAAAAGAAAAAATCTGATGTCAGAGTAGATGATGGAAGCGTAAATGTATGAGGATACAGTTCAATTCATAGAGTGGCTTAGAGAATCCACCAATCATTTTAAAAAAACAAAAGAATTTTCACAAAAAGTCCGTGAATATTATAATGGCGACCAGCTTGATGTTACCATTAAAAACATCTTAGCAAACCGTGGGCAGCCTGAGCAGTATGAGAATAATATTGCAAAACATAATAATGCTATACTCGGGTTTAAAAAAGAGCGTGAGATAGACATTCGACTTTTTGGAAGACAGCAGCAAGACAGAGCAAGTGCAGATATGCTTAATGCTCTTATAAAAGCCATTACACAAGTAAGTGACTATGAAGAGCAAATGAATTATCTTGATATGGAGTTAGCACTAGAGGGTGTTAGTATCGCAGAGCTAAGCATCGGTGCTACCGGAGAGTATGATGAGTTTGGCAGAGAGCATAAAGATGTAGAACTCAGACAAGTGCCATCGAGCGAAATGTTTCTTGACCCGTTTTCCCGAGGGAAAGACTACAATGAAGATGCCCGTTATATTACCCGTTGTTTTTGGATAGACAGAGAAGATATGTTCTCTCTTGGTTTTGATGAAGAGAAAATAAATGAGTGCTCAAACCTAAACTATATGAGTGACATGGTAGATGATGACCTTTATACAGATACTCTTTACAGAAAAAGAGTACTGCTCTCTTACACATGGTATAGAAAGTGGGATAATGATGTAAAAGAAGAGAAGTATTACTACTGTTTTTGGAGTAACTTTACCATACTTTTGCAGGGGGAGTCTCCTTTTGAATTTAAAGGTTTTCCTTATGAAGTAGAATTTTTAAACAGAGACTTTAGCGGAGATATAAAATACTGGGGACTCTATAGAGATATAATGCCTCTACAAGACCACATTAACTATGCAAAACTAAGACTGCAAAATATGTTGGCAAACAATAAGACCATTGTAAACAAGGGTGCTATTATCAATGAAGACATAGAGCAGTTTAATGATGAATGGAGTTTGGATAATGCTACTGTTATGGTAGAGGACATTAACGGCATAAAAGAGATTAAACAAAATGTTCAAATCCAGCAGATACTTAACATCATCATAGATGGAAGAAATCAGATAAGCGAACTGCTTAACTCAAATAAAGAACTTTTAGGTACTGCAAATAATCGTATGAGCGGTGTTGGACAAGAGCAGAGAATACAAACAGGACTTGTTGGACTAAGCCGTTTTATGCACTCCAGTGATAATCTGCAAAAGAAGATCATCAAAAAAGTTGTAGAGTTTATCAAACAGTACTACAACACGCAAAGAGTTGTGAGCATCATAGACGAAGATTTGATGCAGAATTACATTACCATGAATGAGGCTGTAAGAAATGAGCACGGTGGCGTAGAGTTTGAGCATACAGGCGAAAAGATGATAGAACCTCGTGCAAAAAATAGAATAGATGTTGGAAAGTATGACCTTATATTTACTGCAAAACCTAAGAGCAACAGTGCAAGTGCTGAGAGACTGAGACAAAATGTGGAACTTTTAAAAGTATTGCAAAGTACGGACCCTACCCTTGTGAAGTATTTGGTTCCAGATATATTAAAAGACAGTGATAGCCCTAGTGCTAAAAAGATAAAAGACATTATAGAACAACAAGACGCACAACGACAAAACTCTCCACAAACGCAGCAACAGGCGCAACTTGAAGCTGAGAATAATCGTTCGGAGATGGCGCTTAAGCAGTCACAGGCAAATCTAAATAATACAAAAGCAAAGGCTATGACAGACAAAAACAGAATAGATCTGCAAAAAGCTTTTAGCAGCTCGCTTGTTGCAAAACAAAATGTACAGGCAAAGATGGATAAAAATCAACTTGATGCTATGAGGAGAGTGAAGTAATGGGATGGTATGATGCATATAAACCTACAAATGCAAGTCGGGTAAATGTTGCAAGAATGAGCAGTAACAGTGGAAATGCAGCTAGAGGCTTAGGAAATGCTTTTACGAGAATAGGAGATACTATACTTAAAGTTGATAAAGCTCGTGATGATGAGAAGAGTAGTAAAGCCAAAAACAAATTCCTTGGAATAGAAACAGATAAGACACAAATGCAACTTGACAATGCAAAGAGTGCAAAAAAACAACAAGTTTTAGATAAAGCATACCTTAGTTCAATGGATGATAAAGGAAACTTTACCGCTCCATCAGATGGAGTAGATGCAACAACAAAACAAAAAGGTTTAGACTTCTCAAATGCTTATAAAAAAGATAGAGCTGCTAAAAACGATGAGCCTCTTTTGAAGATAATCCCTCTGCTTGACGGCTCAGAGAATAAAAAACTTCTTCGTGACCATCTTTATGATGGTGGAGACACAAGTGCATTTAAAAATGTTTCAACAACTGCACTCAATACTTTAAATAATAGTATCTATGCGGATGTTAAAGCAGAAAACGATACAAAACAACAAAGAGAGGCTTTAACCCAAAAAGAGAAAGAGATGAAACAAGCGGCTAGAATAGAGGCGTTAAAAATAAAAAATGCTAAAAAAGGGGGTGGAAACAAACCTCTTTCTACTGCTGCACAAAATACATATATGAAATCGCTAGATAAAGATTTATATGTTTATGATATTAATGGCAATAGAACACCAAAGGAAGGCATTACTCAAAAGCAAATAGATTTTCTTGAAGGTGCCGTAAATCAATATATGACAAAACCTAATTCTGATAGAAATATATATAAAGCAAGAAAATATGCTCTAGATTTATGGGGAAATTCAAAAGAAAACATTAATGAACAGAAGAAAAATGAAAAACAAATTAATGAATCTGGAGCTAATTTTCTTCAATCTTTATTAAATAAATAACTGTACAGAATAGAGCATATAGTTAAGCCTTTTAAATTTGGTAGTATAAATCAATTTAAATACTAAAGGCTTACTGTGGAATTACAATTAAAAGAATTTAAAAATCCAGATTTTCAAAAGTTAGATTATAAAACAAAAAAGAAAATAAGTAATGAATATTTTAACCATTTTTATAGTGGAAATGAATTTTATAAGAAACAATCTCCAGAAAATCAACAAAAAATAAAAGATAATTTTGCAGATAGTCAAATAAATTTTAACGTAGCTGACAAGTATGAACAGGTAAAAGATTATGTTAAAGATAAAAATTTAGGAGATATGATTCCTGGAGCAAAAGAGTTTAGAGATAAACAAGTAGAAAAACAGCAGCAAGAAAAACAACCTGAACAAAACATACATCCCAATCCTGTTGAAAAACCTCAAGAGCCTAAGACAGAAACATTAGACGCCACTGTTATTCCAAACACTGAAGGAACAATGCCTCAACAACTCCCTGTAATTGATCCATTACATCAGATGCCACAAACAAAACAAGAAGCTCTACAACAAGCCGATGAAGTGAAAAAGTACTTTAAAGATTATCATAAAAACGAATCACTAAAAAATCAAGATTTACCCCTTGAAGATGAATCGCTTTATTTTGCATTTCCTGCTGGCGGAGCTACAAGAGCCGCTCAAGGTGCTGTAGCAAAAACAGTTGCAAAAACAACTGCCGATAAGTTGGCAGCAGAGAAAATGATAGCAGGAGGTAAAGCATTTGCAAAAGGTGATATAGTCGGAAATGTAGCAGCTCAAGGTGCTATGGGTGCTACTGATGCGGCACTTAGTGAAGATTTTAAAAAAGAATATCCACTAACTGCCGGGCTTATAGAACTTGGAACAGGTATTGCTGTAGGTGGCTTTGCAGGTGCAAAAGCTGAAAATAAAGTAATACAAAAGTATCAAACACTTGCAGACAATGTTAAAAACGGAAAAGTAAGTTTGGATGATGCTGAAAAAGCCTTAGAAGGCGATACAACTTTTATGACAGAATTGAAGAAAGCAAACAATGTACAAGCTGAGAAAAAAGCGAAAGACAATACTCTTGTTCCTGAAGAACAATCGATACAAAACCAAACTGCCGAAGATTTTTTAAAAGCTACAAAACCTCCAAAAGTAAGTGAAAATGGTGCGACTGGTGGAGAGGGTGTAATAACTTCACATGTAGATGATAACGGTCATGTAATCTTGGAGACAAAAAAGAGTGAATTACCAAAACAAGATAATGGACTTGATCAGATAGATAACGGTTGGAAAGAACTAGATACAGAACTTCATGGCGAAAATGGAGTTATCAACGATGATATACAACCAAAAGGAATGAAAAAAGAGTTGCCTCTTTCTCAACAGCTTCAGCAAAAACAGGCAGAGATAAATGACATCTCACGAAAAGCAGACTTTGAAGAGAGTGTAGATAATCTTGCAGGAGCTAAAGCTCATAGAGAGAATGCAGATGTTCTCACGCAACAGGCAAAAGATTTAGAGGAGCAAATAAAACTTCAAGAAGAGCCAAAGCAAGAGCAACAAACACCAGCGCAACCGACTATAAAAAAACCTGTAGTTGGAGAGCCTGAACCTGAGATGAAAACTTCAACAGTTAATAAACCAAAATATACACAGCAAGATTACGCAAAGGCTTATGATGCACTTCCTACTGACAAAAAAACAGTTGCAGGAACTCAAAACTCTTTAGATTTAGAGGGTACTCAAAATGCACTTTTTGACACAACAGCTAAAGAAGAGCATATTGTTCCATCGTGGGCGAAGCCTTTAGTAAATAATACTACAAGATACGAAGATGTGATAAAAGCTGTAACAGATGCGAAAAATGGAAAGTCGACACCGCTGGCAGACAGAGCAGTCGAAGTGATAAAAAAAGATGAAATGCTTCAGCATCCTCGTTTAAATGAACTCTTAGATATGCGAAAAGATGTTTTAGCAAAAGATATTCAAAGTCCTAACAAGCTTGTAAACAAAGGTGCCGGTAGAGAGTTGGACGGTCATAATGGTACAGATAAGATGACTTATGACCCGGCACAGTATGAACGAAACTATGCGTATGACTTTGAACTTACAAAGTCTGATGTGAAAAAGATAAAAGAGGGAAAGATAGATGATAAAGTCGCCGGAAAGCTTGAACATGATTTAGGAGTGTTTGATAACCATCCTGATTATGCACCTGTAGAAGCTACACCGACAAAAGAGATGAGCAAAGCGGATTGGGATGAAGCAAACACTCTCTTTAGTAAAGGACTTGATAATGTTGTAGTGGCAACTTATGCAGGGGTAGATAAAGACGAAAACGGAAACTATACTCTTAATCCTGAGAAATTTCTTTTAGGTTTAGGTGGCTATACAGCAGTAAAAATGGCACTTAAAAACAAAACTATTCAAGGCAAGTTAAAAGAGTATGCACAAAAAGCGATAAATACGGTGGATATGAACCCGGCAATGCATAAAGAGAATGGACTTAATGCGATGTTTGTCGGCTCAAAAGGAAATGAGAAAGGAGCTTTTAGCGATGCAGCAACACAAAAAGCTATGCGTGAGATTGACGATAGTAAAGCTTTATGGAGTCTTGGAAACCTTAAAGACAATAAAGCAAAATTAGGAGATATTTTAGACCACAAAGAACTCTATAAAAAATATCCTGAATTAAAAAATATAACAGTAGAAGTAAATCCTAATCTTGAAGCTAAAGGGCAGTTTATAGATACTGTAGGGGCAGGAAAGTATATAATTATCAAAGATAAATATGATATATCTACTGTAATGCACGAAGTACAGCACGCTATTCAAAAAGAAGAGGGATGGGCTAAAGGTGGAAGTCCTGAATCTTTTACTAAAGCAACGGAGGAGAAAAAAAGAGTTATTGATAACCTCAATAAAATGGATAAAAATTTCGGTTTTGCTAAGTGGGTAAAAGATAATAATATTATTGACACATATAAGGCTAAGGGTGGTGGAAAAATAGACCCTAAAGATTTTGATGAAATGAGTTATGAATTTGCTAAGACGCTTAATCCGTCTAAACAATTAGCTTATATAAAAGCACTTAAAGATAAAGCGACTTTAAATAAGGTTACTGATGGTGTAAAATATGCAGAATCAGGGCAAAGTGCTTATGAAAGACTCTGGGGAGAACAACAAGCAAGAGCTACACAGTTGCGAGCAGAGATGACACCTGAGCAAAGAGCAAAGGAAAGCTGGACTGATACACTTAAAAGAGTTGAGGGAGAGTATAACGAGCCTATTGTTAGGTTTGATGATGGTGTAGCTATGAGTAAATCTCAAATTAGTCTAAAAAAAGAGATTGAAAATAGTATTGTAAATCCAAAAAAGAATAAAAAAATAGGAGTTGGAAAAATTGATAATATAGTAGCAAAAA